ATTACCGAGAGGCACACCTAAGTAGAACTAGAATTTTTATAAAAGTATCTAAAAATGTTTGCCCTTCGAGCTCCCCTTCCCATTCCCCGTGTACCTACTACATACAAGAGACGCAAGGTTTCTCGTGTATGCAGGAGTTATCTCACAATTGATGAACAAAATACAAAGCTGTTAAGTGAAGACAGTTCCCATGATTTACTTCACATCATAACTTTTCACCAACCCAATGAAGAAGAAGGTATTTATGCGCTCCGTAAATTGAACAGTGATGGTTTACCCGAAAATTGTATCGTGGCATGGAGAAACTTTGATGATGCGTTTAGATACAAAATACTTCTCGATGCTGAGATGAGTCGTTCTTCCTATATTCAATTTGCTTCACACGTTGAACTCAACTTCGCGTGTGAACATGGTGACTATACATGTCGAATCGTTGATGATGGAATTCTCTTAACACCACCCACGGAGACTATTAAAACGACTGATTGGGAGCGTCGTAACGCTTTACTTAACGGTAGATGGTCTGTTAGAGAGAAGGATGACACTCCGCCAGAATGGCCTTAGAAGAATATGTTGTTATAAATATATGAGTGTGTACAAGAATAGGATGATTAGGTTTATGTATAAAGATCTCTATTTACCTATACACTGCTACGCATCTAAAAAACAGTTTTATTCGTTAGTCGGTGAATGTGTATGTATGACAAAGTGTAAGTTTATGAGTGAATCACAACGGAATCAAGACTATCGTAACTCTGTATCGGNGAAAGACCCCGAATCGAGGAATTGATTTGGGTACACGAGTGATCGTGCATGTCTGCGACTGTTTCGAACGATTGGAAACATTTACTACATCGTACCGTTCCATATCCATTCAAAAGTCGCCGATTGATATCACCGGTTTCGTGACCTCCCATATGTATTATGAGTTCGTCCATGGTATCGAAATTTTTTCCACATAAGTCACACGAACATGGAAAGATTTTATCGAATTTTCTGTGGATAATCTTTTTTACAAAAAAGGACCAAGGAAAACACATCTTTATTACCTAAGTGATATAAAGTTTTAACAACATTTAAACTTAATATGACTTGTATGCAATATATCGCATTCGATTTCGAGACCTCTGGTCTCCCCAAGGGTCGCAAACCTCTTACTCCGGATACTATAGAACAATATGACACGTGTCGAGCTGTATCCCTTTCGGCCGCTCGATTCTCCAGTCGTGGTCGACTGATGGATACATTTGATGCTATCATTCAACCAATTGACTTTACCATTGGTCAAGGTTCGATCGACATTCATGGTATTACACAAGAACACGCTATGTGTAAGGGTCGCCCATTCACTGAGGTCTTTCTTGATTTCGTGAAGTTTATCGGTCCCCGCACGAGGACCTTTGTGGCTCATAACTCTCAGTTTGATATGAGCGTCCTGAAGTCTGAGATGATTCGTAAGGGTATCAATTTGAAACTCATCGAGGATTTCAATTTCCGGTGCACTCTTCAGATGTACAAAGAACGGTTCCTTTCACCTATTAAATTAGGTGTTCTCTATAAGGATATTTTCGGTGAAGACTTTGAAAATGCGCACAATTCACTTGCTGACTGTATCGCATGTGGTCGGGTATATCCATACCTTCTCGGTCACGAGAGGACGTTGAAGCCTATTGGAGTTCCCAAAATTATCATCGGTGCTTCATCCGTTGCGTCAGCCCTTGGGGTTGGATTCAAGAAGATGCCAGAACTTGTTGAAGAGTTGTGGAAGAAGTACAGTCCTAAAACATTTGATGGGCAAACCAAGGATGACAAGGCTCTTGAAGTCATTAATTCAACTGAAGCTACCAAAAAGATTCTCGCAGATGCTGAAAGTTTCAAGTCTGATACGAGCACTGATGTGAACCAAAAGGTTCGCGCACTCTACCACCAGATAGAACATTCCAATTTGGAACCAAAGGATATAGTCGTTGCCAAGGACCATATCCGCAAGACTCTCTTCACGAATCATGGGACTCGAAATGAGGATAAGACTGCTGATACTGATACAGCCAACCTCGTTGAGGATGATACATTCTATACATACGATATTTGTACGATCGAGGGTACTCTCTACCAGATTGTTGGTCGTGTTGACCGGATTCAAATGAATGAAGATGGATCCAGAACCCTTGTGGAGATTAAGAACCGAGCGAATAAGTTATTCGGGCGGGTAAGAGATTATGAGAATGTACAGTGCCAGACCTACCTCCAGATGTTGAAGGATATTCAGTACTGTCGTCTCATTGAGCAGTACAATGATGAGAAGAAAGGGTACCTCATCGAGAAGGATACGATGAAGTGGACGAAAGAGATTGTCCCCAAATTGGAGAACTTTTGTGAGCATTTCCATAGCATGTTGAGTGAATCAGTTTAGAGTTTTAGATATTTTAATAAATAATGTGGCTCGAGTCGATTTCTCCGTTTTATTACACAAAACAGCTATGTGAGGACAATCTTCATGATCTCATAGTACTAGATTGTATAAATATTATGCTCATATCTATAACACTGTGCGTCATTCTTCTCAAATCTCCGATTCATGTAGTGGATAACAGAGTAGATTTAAAATAAAACCTAAGTTAAACAAAAAAAATGTAAATGTATAGTAAGATGAGCCTGATCCCCATCAAATTACTGAAAAATAAGGCAAATCGAGACAAACTTCTCAAAATCAAAGGTGAAACATCTGATATTGACAAGGATGATTACATCGAATCTCGAATTAATACGAACGTTAGGGCTAAGAACCTTCTTGCTGTCGAAGATGCCTCTGAGATTGCCAAGTACTACCTTCATAAAAAGGGTGTCTTTGAACAAATCGCCAAAGATATACAGAAAGAGTCTAAAAAGAAATTCAAATTTATGTTTCGTAAGACCACCGCATTGGCGAAAACCAAACTTTCAGGCCTCGTGGCTCGTTCCGGTGTTGACTACATGTTGATGGAACACTCTTACCCAGATGGTTCGGGTCATTATGGAATGGCTCGACTCGATCATGATAAAAAGGTTGCCAAAATTTATGATTCTATGACGGATAATGACTCAGATTTCGAAGAACCTCTCAAACATTTCCTCGGAAAAGCATACAAAACTGCCACTGGTTCTATTTTCGGGTGCGTTGGTCGTATGAGGAATGCAGTGGGTCAAAATTTAAACCCCCAACCTACGGGTGGATTTGTATCACAGTCATTTAATGAGTTCAAACACAAGAATTTTGCGGGTGGTCGTGGTGGTGTACCCAAGAAGTTGTTGGAAGAAGCCTTTACACTCTCCCAATATGATGAAATGTCACAGCATCATTTCTGTTACATGGAATCGTTACATGCTATGATGGCCGATTTAGGTCTGGCACACCCCGGACCTCAAGATCCTCGTGAGCGTCTCGAGTACATCAAGCGCTTCATTTGGGGTATCCTTCATAAATATGTTTCCAAGAGAAGTCGTGACACTGTTCAATGGAAGTATTTCGAGAAATATTTCCCATACATCCTCGAAACTATGGGCCCCGATGGTAAACGTCTAGTCATACGCCGTGGTTTTATTCAGGTTCCACCAACCCGTGGTGCGATTAGGTATCGATTGAAGAAAATGCGTGTCACGGATAAGATCGACAGTTCGACACCTCTAAAAAATATCACTAAGTGGTCGAAGGGAACTAAGAAATGGATTAAAACGAAATGAAATAAAATATTTTAAATATATAATGATATACGTAATATTACTGTTAATATTGGTGTTTGTATATTGTACGAAGTTTGAGAAACGGGGTAAACCTATACTTTATAAAAACATGCACATAGAGAAACTAAAACACTTAGACTTTGACTATTTCGCAGAAAAGGTCGGTGATCAACGAATTTTTGTCCACCGTGGTAAATTTAACATGGTATCGACAACAATGAAAGAATTTTATCAACAGATGGTTGTGGGGGGTGATAAAGATTATTTAAAATCTGAAGATGAGTATAATTTGTTAGGTATCTTGGGTATTAAAGGTGAAATTATAAATGAATTTGGTAAATTGTTTGATAAACATGTAAAAAACATATTAGGTAGAGATTTGGGATTTTGGATGGGTGGAAAGGGTACAACCACGGGTTGGCACACTGATATAGAAGATCTTAATTATCTATATCTCGTCAAGGGTAAGAAACGAATTATGTTAATTAGTCCTATATATAATGATTGTATGTACGAGGAAAATATCACTGCCTTTGGTGCTAGGTATAGTAGTATAGATTTCAAAAATGTAGACTATGATAAATATCCAAAATTTAAGAATGTTGTCATACATACATATACATTGAACGAGGGGGATTGTATACATATACCTAAAAATTGGTGGCACTGTGTTGAAAATTTAGAAGATAGTATAGGTGTGGTATATAAAATATTCAGGTTTAACATGTTATTTACAACTTTATCTGAAAAAATTCGAAATATTGTTAATGTTTATATTTATAGGAAACCCATGAATCATGATATTACTACCAAGTAGAACCTAAGTAAACAAAATGGATGTAAATATCCATAAGTATGGAATATCTCGCCCTCATAGCGGAGAACGAACTCCTTCGCACTGAGAACGAAAAGTACAAACAATTACTGAAAAGTGTGCAGTGCCCACATATCACCAAAAAGAGTGTTCAGTGTAAAAATAACATAACCTGTAAGGTCCATGGAATGTCCGGTATGTTACGACAATGATGCGAAGTGTAAGTTTACATGTGGTCACACATTTTGTGACACGTGTACAAAAAAATGGATTCAAAAGGGAAATACAACATGTCCAATGTGTAGAGCGAGTATATGTTTCAAAGGTATCATCAAACAAAAAAAGATAATGAAAATGGAATCATTACGTGAAATCTATATTGATGCAATTTCTGATTTGTTTGAAGATTATTTTGATGAATACAAAAATGTTTTCATGTTCTTTTTATTAGTTGTCCAAGAAAGATTTAACTATACACTGAAAAAGTTTCCGAATATCACAACGGAACAGATGAATGTTGTATTACGTTATACATGGATTTCGATTGGTGATTTAGTTGAAGACACTGCATATATTATTTATGAACCACAGACATACCGTAAATTTCTATTTGTGGGTAGAAATGAATATGCTGTTAGGGAATCGAAGTGAAATTTTTATATGACATATATGTAATGAATAGTGTGCATGTCATATCAATTATTCTAACACTTGTTTTTCTAGTATATCATTTTAGAGAAAGTAAAGTCGAGTTTTTATACATAAAAGATTTATTACCCCAACATGAATTCCGTAAAATACAAGAAAAGTGTAGACAACTCGAACCTCATATGGAAAGTGATGAACTTAGTATAGTTGAAAATCGTAAAAGATATGAGATAGGTAAGAACAACCACATTTCAAAAGTATTATCTTCTAAATATGTCCAAGATAAACTAAAAATTCTCGATGCACATCCAAGTGACACACCGGTGGAATATAGAATATATGAAAAAGGTGGTAGAATGGGGTGGCATTGTGACGATCAATTATACATGAAACGACAATATGAGATTGTATACACAACTGAAAATACATCCAATTCTAAAACACAATGGATAGATCCAGATACAAAAGAATTTTACTCAATAAGTACAGAACCAAATAGTGCATTAATAGTTAGGTCTCAATCAGTCTTCCACAATGTCACCCCACTAGGGTATGGTACCAGAAAGATTCTCAAATTTGCATATGTCTGAACTTTTATTTTATTTTCCCAAACAACTT